ACTTCCCTGCACGTGCTATTTTTAATGCAGAAATACTGGAAACACCTGAGAAAGTAGAGCGAGATATACCAGAAAGAAAGATTGTGAAGGATAAAGAAGGGAAGGTGAGCGAGAAGGTTACTGTTACAAAGGGACTGGTAAAGAATCTTATTGCAGTTCCTGAGGCGTGTATGTCCTTCCCAAATAGATCAAAGAGAGACACTGAGAGATATTATCGAATTAAGGTTAGATATCAAATTAAGGGCATTTTTGGGCTTAAAACAGTTACTGAATGGGTAGAAGGATTAAAAGCGCACATGTTCCAGCATGAAATTGATCATGCACAAGGGAAGAATATGTATTTTCATAAATAAAAATGAAGAATAATAAAGAAGAATACGACTTGCGTGAGGCAAAGATAGAAAAAGCAAGAAGACTCACTGAGGAGAAATACAGATACTATGAGCCTAGTGGTAAAGGGGAGGAGTTCATAAATGCAATTGCATCCTTAGAGAACTTCATTGTACTCTATTCGGCTGCCAACGGTGTTGGTAAATCATGTACAGTAACAAATATACTTGCGCATTTGTTCTGGCCAACTGATGAGAATCCCTATTTTCAAGGTAAAGCATTTAAAGAGTGGCCGTTTCTAAAGCGAGGACGTATTGTTTCTGCTCCTACAAACATTGAAAAGAACGTAATACCTGAGATGAAGGACTGGTTTCCACGTGGAAGATATAAAACTACAAAGGGAAATAAGAAGTTTGAGAGTGTATGGAAGACTGATACTGGCTGGGAGTTCGATATTATGACCTATGAACAGGACATTACAGAGTTTGAAGGTATTACACTAGGTTGGATTTGGTTTGATGAGCCACCTCCTGAAGCAATATTTAAGGCTTGTGTATCTCGATTAAGACGTGGAGGTATGATTATCATTGGTGCAACGCCTCTTGCTGGATCTGCGTATATGTATGATGCCTTTGCAAAGGGGAATTATGAGGTACAAATGACTTCACAACAAAACGGTGCAATGATGAAGTTTACACGTAAGGTGGCGTATATTGAGGCTGATATTGAGAGTGCATGTCGTGAACATGGTGTACGTGGACATTTAAGGCACGAAGATATTGAGAACATCATTGCTGAGTACTCAGAAGATGAGAAGCAGGCTCGTATTTATGGTAAGTTCCAGCACTTGGTTGGGCTTGTATTTAAACAGTGGAATAGAAGTGTCCATGTGATTGAGCCTTTCAATATTGATATGCATAATTACACAGTGTATGAGTTCTTAGATCCTCACCCACGTAATCCGGATGCTATCTTATGGGTTGCAGTTGATCGCAAAGGAACTAAATACGTGATTGATGAACTCTTTATCAAGGTAAATAGTGTAGAAGAATTGGCTGCCAAAGTAAAAAACAAGGCCTCACAGTATCGTGTAGTGAGTAGAATGGCTGATCCTTGGATATTTGTACCTAATCAACACGCAAAGGACGGGAAGACTATTGCAATGGAACTCGCAGACAATGGTTTGAGTTATCGAGAGGCAACAAAACAACGTACTATGTCAGATAGAAGACTTGGAGATGCGCTTGCCTATACAGAAATCAATGGCTTTATGATGAAAGCTCCAGAAGTGTATATATTCAATACGTGTCCCCGGACTATTTTTGAGATGGAGCACTACAGATGGCAGGAATTTACCGGAAAGAACGCTGATAATCACAATGCGAAGGAGAAACCTGTGGACAAGGACGATCACATGATCGAAAATCTTGGGAGATGTCTCTATAATGAACCAAGATTCATACCAATTACACAAGATATGCCAGTAAGTGCGCCAAACTTAGATCCATATCAGTAAAAAGTCTAACAAAACAATTAACTAATCAAAATGGTGTGGTATAATTTGACTATATGAAATTTAAAGTACTCAAAAAGGAACTGGATTATAAAGGATGTCCAATTATCGTTCGTCAATCAGGAGAAGCATTTGAATATATCACCTGTATATTTAATGAAATCTACTCTTCCCATGTTATCGCCAAAAAGAGTCTGTTGCGAAAGCTCTTTTTTAGACCGTATTCGCTAAAACAATTGAATAGTATTACAAATTATATGCTTGCGATGGCTCAAACAACGGTGGATAGTGTTTTGAGTGCGCAAAAAGTAACAAAAAAACATGCCAATACCAAAAAAAATTAAAGAAGTTGCCTCAAAAATAGGAAAAGTAACAGTACGAGACATTGTTGCTCCAATTAACCCTATGGATTTGAAGCATAAAGCAAATATAGGAGCAAATATTGTGAAGGGTGTAGAAAAAGTAGGTAAAGTATTAAAAGAAAAAGCAGAAATTCAAAGAAACTTTAGAAATAAGTGGGATACTCAGGAGAAATACGAGGCAGAATATTCTCGAAGAATGAGTGGTAAAACTAACCGATATAGCTAATATGGATAATCTAAATAATCAATTCCCAAATGTATCATTTAACTCAGGACAATTGCCTGATATTAAAGATTGGGAAGTAAATGGTGTGTATAAACTTGAAATTACAGTTCAAATGACTGGTGTACGCAAGGCTGAATCATATGATCTTCCTACACAAAACATTGGAGAAGGTACAATGCCAGAAAATAGCATGATGATCGGGCAATTCCAGATCATTGATGCAGAAGTATGTGAAGACAGTGTTGAAAAAGAATATGAAAATGAGTATGCAGACCGGATGGAGAGTGCAAATCAAGTATACAAGGATGATAAAGTAACAATTACAATAAATAAAAACTAATGGTCGGACAAACTTTTAATGTAAATATAGCAGTTCCGGACACAGAATACTCTTTTAAAGTACCTGCTAATACTAAATATTTACTTATAAAAGCACGAGATATAACTGTTGATCTAAAATTAGCCTTTACAGAAGGTTTAAGTGGGACTACATACATTACAATTCATGCAGGATCAACAAAAACTATGACTGGAGTAACTTCTTCAACAATGAGTGATGTGATCTTGTATTTTCAGGCAAGTTCTACAACTGTCGTTGAGATCGAAACGTGGAGATAAAATAAAATACTATGGACTATTTTCCTAATCAAACAACACCAAAAGGCTTAACTAATCCAGTTGATCATTTAGATTTTAATACAGACTACACCCCAACAGGCATAGAGCCAGTAGGTTCTACATATTGGGACGATGCTAACCACACTATCTCAACAGTTCTAGAAAATGGTGCTATCTTACAACACGGTTTTGAACTCTATACTTACGGAACAGATGAGGGGAATAACTTCCCAGAAGGTAGTGCAGTATCAGTAAAAGGAGCAACAGGTAACAGAGTAGCATTTGAACTTACAGACATTTCAGATAACGAGAGTGCCATCAACTACATAGGACTTCTCACTACCCCAGTTGATTCAGGTAACCGAATAGCTACCAGAGAAGGAGCAGTTAGAAATATCAAGACTAATTACACAGGCACAGGTGTGTGGGGGACTACGTGGGCAGATGGCAATCAGATATGGGTGTCTTCAACTCCTGGAGTTTTAACTAATGTTAAGCCAACATCAGGAAGAATAATCCGAGTAGGAACTGTAACTAATGTCCATTCAACACAAGGTGTTATTGAATTAGATAGACTTATTGTGCCAACATTACAAGAGGTTACAGATGCAGGTGCAGTAACAACAGATGCTGTAAGTATTTTAAACACGTTAGAAGTAAAACAAGATGTAACAAATGCTCTTATTTTGGGTGATGTATCAGGAGATACGCGAGGAACTAATACTGTTGATATACAAAGTTACAGAAGTGCATCAACACAAGTTGCAAGTGGTTCTGATTCTGTTCTTTTAGGGCAACAAAATACAATAGCTGGTAATGGAGTTGTATTGGGTGTAAACAATACTTCGTCTTCTGCTATGAATGAAGTGGTATTAGGTTCTAATAACACAACAACAGGGTTTAGTTTTACAGGAGGAATTTGTATTGGAAATGATAATAATGTTTCTCACCCAGATATTGTAGTTGCAAATAATATCATAACTAATGGTGCTGGTTCTGTAATTATGGGTGATATGACTTCCCCGAGTGGGTCTGTTATTGCTTTTGGAAGTGGTATGGCATCAGATGGAAACAATAATGTTCTTTTTGGTAAAAATATAAAATCATATGGAACAGATAGTATTGTAATTGGTTCAAATAGTAATGTATTAAATGCTACTTCACAGTTTTCTATTGCACTTGGTAGCAGTGCGAATGCAAATGCCTCATTTGCAGGAGCATTTGGTATTGGAGCAAAAGCAATTGCAACTTCTTCATTTGCTATTGGTTCGTATGTAAATGCAACCTCAGTAAATAACGTAAAAATTGGAACAAATACTACAAATCTTAATATCAATAATACTGGATTTTCTGTAAATAATGATAATGCCCTATCAAAAATTCACGCTACAGGGAATATGTTAGTAACGAATGTGTCCTCGTTAGGTTCTGAATTAGTAACTAATGGAACTTTTACTAATTCGGCAAGTGGATGGACACTCGGAACTGGATGGAGTTATGTATATGGAAGTGTGACAAAAAATATAAATGGAACAGGGACATTATCACAAGCGATTTCTATAACTGCTGGGAAATACTACTATGTTACTTTTAGTTTAGTTGGTTCATCAACAGAAAATCAAACTCTTACTGTTTCTGTCGGTGGTGCATCATCAGAAGTAATTTATACACAATTTGTAAATTATACATATCGTGGAGTATTTAAAGCAGTAAACACTAATGGAATTGTATTCACGCCATCAAATGGTTCAGGTATAACATCAATAGATAATGTATCTGTAAAAGAAATAACAGGTGGTGATATAGAAGCACCTCTTGGTAATATATTTCTTGGTTCTACAAAAAAGATAGATTTTGGAAATGGTGATGTGACAATTACACATTCTACTGGGACACTTACATTATCAGATGGAGATAATCTTGCATTTGGAACTACAACAGGCACAAAGATTGGAACTGCAACTACTCAAAAGCTTGGTTTTTATAACGCTACACCTATTGTTAGACCTTCGGCATATACACAAACATACTCAACAGCTGATAAAACACACGCAAACTTTACATCATCTGACATTACAGGTATTACTTCTTCAACAACTGGGTCTGCATTAGCCGAGCCAAGTGCAACATACACACAATCGGAAATGCAACAAAACTTCAGAAGATTACAAGACCAACATAATTTATTAAAAGCAGACCTAGCTGATGCAAAACAAATCATCAATTCGTTGATTGATGACTTACAAGCATTAGGATTCATAGGATAAATAAAAATATATGATTACATTCAAACAACAAATCACAGTGCAAGAAGAATTAGTAACAGAATTCGCTCAATATCTTGGGTGGCAAGAAGGTAATATATCGGCAGAAGAATATATCAACCAAAAGTCTAAACAACATATGGCAGATTTTTTCTTGCCTTTTGGTTATAAATTAGTAAATGAATCATTACAACAAGCCAGAGAACAATTACAATCACAGATTATTCAACCTGTTGTTGATGCACTAGCTACAGAAGTGGAAAAAATATAGTATAATAAGACTATGAAGAAAATAAGCCAAGCACAAATAGACACAATCATAGCAGAGTTTTATAAACTCAACGCACCTGTTCAAAACTTTGAAGCACTACGAAAGATGTTATTAGAATTACCTGAAATAGGAGAGAAGAAAGAAAAATAGTATAATAAGATTATTAGCATTATCAATTAACCAATGGACAATAGAACAATTATCAGCCACATAAAAGACAATTGGATAGTATATGCCTTTATTGTCCAACTAATTGCAACCTTTGTTTTAAACAACGCAGACCACATTCAATTCAGAAAGGATATTACAGAACTCCAAGAATATCAGAACTCAGAAGAAATTTTATTAACAGAAATACAAAAAGATTTGTCATCAATTAAAACATCTATTTTGTATATCGAACGAACATTAAAATAATATGGAAATAACAATAGCAATAGCATTAGTGATCGGAATAACAGAAGTTATCAAACGAGCATTTAAACTAAATTCAAGATATACGAACAGAGATAAACCAGCACAATGAAGATTATAAGAATTTAATAAACCAAATAAAATGAACAAAATATTTTCATCAGCATCAAAAACAGTATTTGTACTTTTGTCACTTGCACTTGTTGTACTTACATTTACAGGAACAGTAGAATCAAAAGACTTCATTACACTTACTTCTATGGCATTTACATACTACTTCGCAGCACGATCAAAAAAAGAAGAAAACAATTTAATAACTTAATTGTTCAAATGATAAAAAGTGGTATAATTTTATTAAGTACTAGCATAACAATCGCCCAAAATTGTAATGCCCAAATCAAAATCTAAAGAAAAACAAGAATTGCCAAAAGAAAAAGAAGAAAATTCTAATGCAGAAGAGCTATCTTTGAGTGAAAAGTTAAAATCTCTAGAAAAAAGAGACTTTACTGAAGTGATCAAGCAAATTGAGAGTGAATATATTGCAGGATATAACTTTATGAAGCCAAAATGGGATGAATGGGCTTTACGACTTAAATTATATAATAACCAGAAGCGAGATAAGAGCGCAGTGGGAGATCCACTGATGTTTACTATCCACCAGACTGTTCTTGCATCTCTTTATGATGACAGACTTATGGTGTCTTTTTCTCCAAGAGAATCCGGAGATGATGAAACAGCAGAAAATCTTGATGATCTTGCAGTATTTGACTATGACGAGATGCAGAAAGATATTGTTGACTATACATGGGATTGGGACACTTCCTTCTTTGGACGTGGTCTTGTGATGTTGATGGAATTTGATAGAGAAAAGAAGACTCCTATTCCAGAGAACTGGGATCCAATGGTTACTATTCGTGATCCACGAGCAAGAAGTGTGAATGGAGATATGAAAGGTAGAGGTAGAGCACGCTTCATAGGACGTGAAATACGGCTTACAAAGGACGATATGGACAAAGCCGGCGTATACTTCAACTATAAAGATTTAAAACCTGATAGTACCGATATTACAAGTATTCTTGATAGAAACGAACAAGCACGACAAGAAGCGCAAGGATATGCGAACACAGCAAAGTTCCAAGAATTGACTGGAGACAACAAAACTTACCGTCTATTAGAGTGGATCACCTTTATTAAAGGAAAACCTGTACTTGTGACACTTGCAGAAGGAAGAAAGAAGGTTATTCGATACACAGAAATTAAAGGAAACAATATTCCGATTATAGATCGAGCACTTTATCCTATTGCAAATGACTGGGATGGTGTATCTATTCCGGATCTAACCGAAGACAAGCAACGAGCGAGATCAAAACTCACAAACTTAGGTATTAAAGTAGCAGAAGCAGGACTTTATCCTATGTATTTGTTCGATACAAACCGGATTAAGAACAGGGCAGACCTAAATTACGAACAAAATAAGTTCATTGGGGTAGATGGAAACCCTTCAGGAGCAGTTCAAATCATGCAAAAAGACAATATCAAGCAAGATGTTGGCTTTATTCTTGATACTTTGGATGTTGCATCTCAAAAAGCAACGGCTACACCTGATATCCAGCAAGGACAAATCAGTGGAACACAACGAACAGCAACAGAATTGAACTTGGTAAACAATAAAGTTGATACACGATACTCTCTTACAGCAAAAATATTTGGATGGAGTGAGAAAAGATTCTGGCAACAATGGTATTTCCTATATAAAACATACTTTGTGGAGGGTATTGATGAAAAATCAGTACGTATTACCGGTGCATTAGGCGCACGATTCAGACCACTTAGACGTTCAAACATTATTGCAAGTATAGATCCTGATGTAAAAGTAGAATCTCGAGTACTTAGTGAGGCAAAAAACTTCAATGATCTCCAAATATTCCGAGGATATGTGCAAATGATTGCGCAAGATCCAAATGCAAACCTTCGATATGCGCTCAAGCATATGGGAAAACTCTCCGGACTACGAAAAGATGAGATAGATCAACTTCTCCCACCAGTTATTGATGAACTTATTGCAGAAGATGAGAACAAAAGACTTGAAAAGAATGAACTTGTAATGGTACAGGCCACAGATGATCATGTTCTCCATATGGAAGTACACAATAAACTATCAGATACCCCTGCTAAATACGCCCATATTGAGGCACACAAGCAAGCAATGATGTTAATGAAGACAAACCCAGAAATATTCCCAACTACTCAGAGTGCGGCGAATCCGACTGCAGGAGCAGGTGTAGGAGAGTCACCACTACCAGAAATGGCAAAGAAGTCACAAGTAATGCAATAAAACATGGCAAAAAAGAAAGCAACAAAACAAACAATCATTATCCAGCCACCTAAGGCAGAGGCTTTTGATCTCTCTTTTTCAAAAACAAATGAAAATGCAAAGATAATTGTTGCGCTTGAATCACTAAAACATAATGCAGGATGGCAATTTCTTGTTCAAGTATTTGAAGAAAACCTAAAATACATAGGAAACCAAATAATTTCAAAGACAGATGGTGAAAAAATTCTCACAGATAGTGAAGTAGATAGCCTTCGAGATAAGTATGCCTACTTAAAGGAAATAGTTGATAAACCAGACTTCTTTTTGAAGAAACTACGTGTGGAAGATCCTACAGAGAATACAAATCTTGATCCATATGATTCATAGGATCAAGTGTTTGTTGTTCTTTCACAATTTATTGTAGATTCGGTTGGGTTGATCTCACACAAGGGCTTTGGCGATTACCTTTGCTTGTAGGGTCAATCCTACCGAGTCTACAAACTCGATATGTCGAAAGACATATTTTAATCGTACAGCGTTCCGGATAACAGTTTTAAACCCCATTTCTAGTTATCCGAGTGCATAACCAAAAAATCCATGGGAGAAATTCAAAATACCGGCGAGGAAGAAAATGTAGACCAAGCCGAGAATGGTGCTGAAGACCAAGACGAAAGTCAAAACGACAGCGCAACTGATGAACAAGAGTCTGAGGGAGACGATACATCAGAAGGCGAAAACACTGAAAACAGTGACGAGGAAGAGGAGGATAAAACCGAATCAAAACCTACCCAAGCAGACGAAGAGCCAAAGGTTCGTAAGCGAAATGTTGACTTTATCCTAGAGCGTAAGAATCGAAAGATTGAGAAACTCAAGAATAAAGAAGACGAGGAAACACATGAAGATGATGAAGATGATGACATTGATCCAGATGATGCAAAGATCATCCAGAAACAAGTCGCAAAAGCGTTGTCTCCGTTTCTAGCCAAGCAAATGGAAGATGAGGATCAACAAGAGATTCAATCTTTTGTAAAAGATAATCCAGATTTTGCTCCCTACATTGACAAGGTGAAAACCTTTGCAAAGCATCCTTCACGAAAAGACTTACCGATTCAAAGTATCTTTTATGAAGTTGCTGGCCCTGATCTCTTGAAGATTGGTGCTAAACGGGCACAGAAGGCGAATGATGAGGCGAAAGAATCAAGTGCTGGAGGAGGAAGTTCACAAGGTGGGACTTCTGAGAAAAGCATTTGGGATCTTACACCGGAAGAGTTTGCTGAAAGGCAAGAAGCACTACGGCAAAAGCCTCGAGAATAACTTTATAAAATTTTAAATTAAAAATCATGGCATACACAGGAGTAGCACAAATCCCAGCCGAGGTGAACAATTTCTACGATCGAACATTATTGTTCCGAGCCGTACCATTGTTTGTC